GCCCGAGGGGTTCTTCTGGAGGGCGTTCCGGCCCCATTCGGGATTCAGGGTCTTTCACGTTCCCTGCCATGCGTCGTCCCGCGTGTCTCCCGCCTTCTTCGACACGATGCGGCGGTCGTTCGGCGAGGGCAGCGAGCAGTGGCGGGTAAGAGTTCTGGGGGAGTTTCCCGGTACCGCTTCCGATTCGCTGATCGACGCCGCCGCCGTCGATGCGGCGGTGAAGCGGGACGTCGTCGTTCCGCCTATCGGTGCGGTATGGGGGCTGGATGTGGCCCGCTTCGGGTCCGCGTCGTCGAGCCTGTGCAAGCGGTTTCCGCGCGGCGTGATCGAGCCTCCCCGCGTCTGGAACGGGCTGAGCACGATGGATTTGTGCGGGCGGATTCTGAACGAGTGGTCGAACACGCCGGAACGCGAGCGTCCGTCGGCGATTTTCGTCGATGCGATAGGGGTGGGCGGGGGCGTGGCCGACCGATTGTTCGAACTTGGGCTTCCGGCGGTGGGGGTCAATGTCGGCGAGAGCCCGGCGTTCGCCGATCTGAACTGCCACCGGCTGCGGGACGAACTGTGGTTTTCGGCGGCGCGGTGGCTGGAGCGCGGCGACGTGAAGCTGCCCGGCGACGCCCGCCTGATCGAGGAACTGATCTGTGTACGGAAGAAATATTCGTCGGCCGGGAAGCTGATGGCCGAATCCAAGGCCGATCTGACGGCGCGGGGTCTTCCGTCGCCGGACGTGGCCGACGGTTTCTGCCTGACCTTCGCCTTTCAGCGGGTGGAGGCGGGTATCGCCGTTTCCGGGCGGTGGGGCGCCAGCGATTGGACGAAGCCGCTGACCAGGGGCGGTTCGTACGTGTAGGCGGCCGTCGATGTTTCACGTGAAACATGGGAGCCCTCTTGCCAACCCGGCCGTTTTCGGTCTATCTCTTCCGCCCGTCCGTTTCAGGCTGCAGGCCATGGCTCCGTTCGCCTTGAAGATCGTCGCGCCCGACCCCGAGAGCACCGCCGGTCTCTACGAGGTCGGCGAGAGCGCCGCCCCGCTCCGGCCGATGGACGAAACGGCCGTTCGCAACGCGCTTGCCGCCGCCATCGACGATGCCGTGAACTTTGCCGAGAGCGAGCTGAGCGGGCCTCGGCGACGGGCCGACCGGTACTATCGCGGCGAAACCGACATTCCCTTCGAGCCCGGCCGCAGCCGGGTGGTCGTTTCCAAGGTCCGCGACGGCGTTCAGGCCGTTCTGCCTTCCCTGGCCCGTATCTTCACCCAGTCGGACACGATTGCGGAATTCGTTTCCGACGATGAGGAAGACGCGAAATTCGTTTCCGAGGCCACCGCGTTCTGCAACGGCGTTTTTCACAAGAACGGCGGCTACACGGCGCTCATCCAGGGCTGCACCGACGCCTTGAAGGCCCGTATCGGTACGATAAAGGTTTCGCTGGTGGAGGCGCCGGTTCCCCGGCATCTGGAGCTTGTCCCCGGAGAGCCGGTGCCGGATGGAACGGCGGTTACCGAAACCTCGGCCGAGACGGTGGTCGTCACCCAGTCCCCGATCCGCCGCATGTGGAAGCTGGAAGCCGTTCCGCCCGAGGAATTCATCGTCTCTCCCGACGCCTCCTGCGCCGCCGACGCCCGGCTTCTGGCGCATCGCCGGAACGTCCCGATCTACGAAGCCGTCGCCATGGGCTACCCCTACGAGCGGCTGAAGGACCTTTCCGCCGACGAAGACGGCATGGCGGACATCGAGGACATGGAACGGCGCGGGTATGCCCGTTCCGGCCGCGATGCGACCGTTCCCGGCGATCCGACCGCGCGGCTCGTTCTGCTGACCGAGTGCTATTTCCGGATCGATGCCGACGGCGACGGCATCGCCGAGCTGCGGCGGATCGTGGCGGGCGGCGGCCGGTATGAGATACTGTCCGACGAACCCGTCAACTACGCGCCTTACGCGGTCTTCCGGGACGATCTTCAGCCCCACGTCTTCCATCCCATCTGTCTGGCCGAAGACCTGATCCAGGATCAGGACGTCCAGACCGCCCTTCTCCGGGCCATCGTGGACAACACGGCGCTGACCAATTCGCCGCGCACCGTCGCCAACGAGCAGATGGTCAATCTCGAAGACCTCAAGAACGGCCGGATCGGCGCCATCGTACGGGTCCGGGCCATGGGCCAGGTGGAAGAGCTCGCGACGCCGTTCGTGGCCGGTCAGACCCTTCCCGTCCTTCAGTACCTTCAGGACGTGAGCGAGCAGCGTTCCGGGATCACCAAACTGTCCCAGGGGCTCGACCCCGACAGTCTGCAGTCCACCGCCCGCATGGCCGTCAACGCGGCGATCAGCGCCAGCGACGCGCGTATCGAGATGCGCGCCCGGAATCTCGCCGAAACGGGTTTGAGCGAGCTGTTTCTGTGCATCCTGCGGACCGCCCGCGACCGGCTCCGGGGACCGATCCAGCTGAAGACCCCGACCGGCGGGTATACGTCCGTCAATCCGCAATGGTGGCACGATCTGGTCGGCGTTCGCGTCAACGTCGGTCTCGGCAGCGGCCGGATCGACGAAAAGAAGCAGGCCCTCGCCGGGATTCTCCCGATCCAGCGGGAGATTCTGCAGGCTCTCGGCCCGGCCAATCCTCTGTCTTCGTGGGAGAACGTGCGCGAGACGCTCAAGACCCTTCTGCGGCTCTCCGGGATTCACGATATCGGCAATTATTTCCCCAGCGTGCCGCCACAGGTCGTCGGGGAAATCGACCGGCAGATGAAACAGGCCGCCGCCGCCCAGCAGAGCGGCGGGGAGGGGGCTGCCGCCGCCGCCGCTCTGGTGAAGGCCGAAGAGATAAAGGCGCAGGCCAAAATCCAAGTGGACGGCGCCAGGCTGCAGTCCGAGCGGCAGATCGAGGCGGTCGAGATGCAGGCCGAACGGGAGAAGGCGCTTCTCGAAGCCCGGATGAAATACCTGTCCGAGGTTGCCGGGTTGCGGGCCGAAATCGCCGCGCTGAAAGCCAAGCTCGATCTGGAGCGGCAGAAGATGCTTCTGGAGGACGACCGCCTCCGCGACAAGCAGGCGCAGGACTTCGCCGCCGAAGCCGCCAGGGTCCAGATGGATGCGCAGACGAAACGGGCCGTGGCGGCGGAGACGGCGAGAACGCGCGGAGGGGAGGAACGGACGCAATGACGGCGGAATCGGGCTACGACGCCGAAGCGATAGGCCATCTTCGCAAGTTCATGGACGGCCCGATGTGGGAGCCCACGGTCGAGCGCATCCGCCGCGAGATAGGGGATGCGGCCATCGCCGAGCCGTCGCGGGAGATGCGGGACGAACTGTTCTACGAGTACAAGGCTCTGGACCGGATCGTCGGGCGTCTTACGGCGCTTGTGAACGGCGCCCGCATGTCCGATCCGCGGACCGGGAGGACGGGTTGACAAAGGCCGAAATCTCCAGGGGTAGCGCCGAAACCGACGTGCCGGAAGACGTCGTTTCGTCGATCCTCTCCGTCGTTTCGAAGAAATCGACGCCCGAACCGGAGCCGGAAACCGCCGACGACCGCAACGAGGATGGAATTTCGCCTGCCGATCTCGAAGGCGAGCGAGAGGGGGTGGCAGGCGAAGGATCGGAGGAGAGCGGCGGCACTACCCCGTCTCCGTCGCTCTCCGACGATTTCGAGCTCGACGTGACCGTCGAGGGCGAAACCAGGAAAGTCAGGCTGGCCGATCTCAAGTCCCGGTACTCGGGCGAAGGGGCTATCGAGAAACGGCTTCAGGAGGCTTCCCGGTTTCGCCAGGCGGCCGAGGATGAGGCCCGGAAGTACTACGAGGCCCTGCAGGAGCAGGACGAACGTCTCAAGCGGCTGGACGGCGTGCTGACGCAGGTCGCCGATTCGGGCCGGGTCGATTGGGACGAACTCAGGGCCAAAGACCCGCAGCGCTACCTTCTGGAACGCGACAAGCAGCGCGACGCCGAGCACAGGCGCGCTCTGGTGGCCCAGGAGCGGCGCCGGATCGACGAAGAGCAGGCCGAGCTTCGCGCCAAGGCCTTGGAGCGGTATGCGAACGATCAGGCGGCCCTTCTGACCGAGAAGCTTCCCGATCTGCGGGACCCGGAGAAGGCGCCGAAGGTCGTCGAAGGTCTTTCCAGGGCCGCTTCCCATTACGGTTTCACGCCGCAGGAGTTCGCCGCCGTGGTCGATCATCGCGCCCTTCTCGTACTGCGCGACGCGGCGGCGTACCGGCAGCTTCTGGCCAGAAAGGCGGCGGCGGGCAGGACCGCCCAGCCGGTGACGCCCAAACCGCTCCTGCGGCCGGGCGCGAACGCGGCGGCCGGAAACAAGGTTCAGGAGGCGAAAGCCGAAAAGGCGATCCTCGACACGGCCAGGAGGACCGGGAAACCGGAAGACGTGGCCAGAACGCTTCTGACCCCGGCGCGGCGCAGGCAGTAGTCCGCGACCCCGAGGTCTTTTTTCTTCGCAAACCTTGCAAGCGGGGTTTGCGCATCGGCCCGGCGGACGACAGCCGTCGAGTTAGCCCCGGTAAGGCCGATGTTCGCGACCGGCCATCCGACCTCCTTAGGGAGAGGATGTTGTTCGTCGGCTTGAACGGACGACCTCAACCCACGCTCCGGGAACGTTCCCGGTATAAGGAGACACGACCATGGCCGTAGCCGCCAACGCACTCGAAACCTACGACAGCAAGACCATCCGGGAAGACCTTCAGGAGGCGGAGAACATGATTTCTCCGACCGAAACCCCCTTCTACTCGATGATCGCCGGACGGATGAAGGCGACAAGTACGCTTCACGAATGGCCGTTATTGGAACTGGCCGCCGTCAATTCGTCCAACCGCGTGGCGGAAGGCGAAGACGCTCCCACCGTCTCCGCGCCGGATGTGGCGATGCGGCGTTCCAACTACACGCAGATCAGCTTCAAGAACGTCAAGGTGTCCTCGACCGCCCAGGCGGTGGACGGTGCAGCCGATATCGAGAAGCTGGCCAAGCAGGTTTCGTACAAGCTCAAGGAGCTCAAGCGCGACAAGGAGCAGATGCTTCTCGACAATACGGCGGCCGATCCGGGCGCCGCAGCCGGCGCGACGGTCAGGAAAGCGGCCGGACTCCCGGCGTTTCTCATCACCAACGCTTCCCGCGGTACCGGCGGTACCGCCCCCACTCTTTCGGGGACGACCAACGGGTATCCGAACGGGGCGGCGGGCGACGGAACGTTGCGGGACCTCACCGAGGACCTGCTCAATACGGTCATCCAATCGGTGTGGACGCAGGGCGGCGATCCCAGGTACTGTCTGGTGTCGCCGATCAACAAGAGGGTTATTTCCACAACTTTTAACGCCTACGCTACCAAATACAAGGATGCCGACGATAAGAAGCTCGTTACTTCCGTAAATGTCTATGAAAGCGATTTCGGCACGGTGCAGATCGTTCCGAACCGCTTCCAGCGCGGCCGCGACGTTTTCGTCATCGACCCGGACTACGTGGATATCGCCGAGCTTCAGCCCACTAAGCAGGAGCCTCTGGCGAAGACGGGATTGACCGACAACCGGCTGATCTCGTGCGAGTACACGTTGCATGTGGGCAACGAAAAAGCGCAGGGTATCGTCGCCGACACGAACGGCTGATCCGACATGCGGCGGTACAATTCCCTCGTACCGTCCGCATAGAGGGGATGGGGGCCGCCTTCTCATCCGGCTCCCATCCCCGCCAACCGGGGAGATGCGAAATGCTGATCAAGACCGTCAAGAGCGTCATCGATCCTTCGAGCGGAAAAATGGTTTCCGCCGGAGGCGTTTTCGACTTGGAATGGAACGCCGCGAGCTACGCGGTCAGGATGGGGACGGCCGTGCCGGTCGAATCGCCGCCGGAGGCCGAAGACCTGCCGTACCGGGACGAAGACCCGTCGGCGGCGCTCGGCAGGAAACCGAAGAAGATCGATCCTTTCGGACGGAGGTGACGATGCCTAAGAAATACGAAGCCGTGCGCGACAGCCTGATGAAATCGGGCTACAGCGAGAAGCGCGCCAAGGAACTGGCGGCGAGAACGTACAATGCGCGCCGCAAGCCGGGGCAAAAGCCGGTGACCGGCGGGCACAAGAGCGGATCGGGAAAGTTCAAATGACGTCCGCCGAGCCCGTCGCATGAAAACGGTCGTCGAGAAGATGGAAGACGGCGTCTTTTATCGCCTGATCGAAGAGGACGTGGAGCCGCTGCTCGACCGCGTCGCGCGCGAGCGCAACGACAACCCCACCGGCTTTTCGCCTTCCGGGAACTGGCGGAAGATCGGCGAAATACCGCTGATCGTGATCGACCGGTGGTTCCACGAGGGCTTCAACGCCTTCGACGGCAACAACGCCGCCGAGCTGAAACGGCGGCTCAACGAGTTCTCCAAGTTCAGGACGACCGACAAACCGGTATAGGGAGAAAGACCGATGGCCGACTATTTCATCCGTCCCAACAGTACCGGATTGCAGGGTTCGCACCGGTTCGCGGCGGTGACGCCGCACGACACGAACCGTCTGACGTACCGGACGCGCGCCCTGTACGTCGGCGGCGCCGGAAACGTCGTTCTCGACAACATCGACGACGTCGCCGTGACCTTCGCGGTTGCCGCCGGGACGTTTCTGCAGGTGGAAACCGACAGGGTGCGGTCCACCGGCACGACCGCGACCGGCATCGTCGCGTTCTACTGACCGATGCGCGGTATCGGCATAGGCGTCGGCCTGTCTTTCGGAAAGCCTGCGGCCGTCCCCACCGGTTCCGGCGGGATGCTGACCGCCGAAACCTCCGGTATCGCTTTCGATTTCACCGACGGCACGATGACGGTGAAGCAGACCGGCACCCTCGTTTACGACGGCCCTATTATCGGCGGTCCCGCCACGATCGTCGGTACGCTGACTTTCGGCGCGAACGGTTCGTTCATGAACGCGAGCAACAACCTCAATGCGGCGCTCGCCACGCTCGGAGCTACGAGCGACTACAGGACGGCCGCCACGGTTTTCGGGACGTTCAGAAGAGCCGATCTGGTTGCGGCCGTTCACACAGGCGCGGTTCTGGACAACAACGGCAACAACAACGAGCACAAGATCGTCGCGCACACGAGCGGTCCCGACGCCCCGCGTTTTCAGGTCCTCACGGGAGGCGTTACCGAAGCCAACATAGGCGGCACGGGCTGGACGGCCATTGCGACCGACACGAACTACAAGGTCGCCGGAGCCGTTCAGCTCAACAGCGCCAACGCCGCCCTGAACGGCACGATCAACGTTGCGGATACCGCCGTCGCGCTTCCCGTTGCGGTCACCCATCTGCGGATCGGCGTCCGGGTGGGAGGGACCGCTCCGCTGGACGGCAACGTTCTGCGCGCCATGTTCCTGCCGCGCCGCATGAGCGACGCCGAACTGCAGACGCTGACGACGTGAGGCGCCGATGGCCTGGCCCACGACATATCAAGGCTGGATAGACGCGGTCACCGACTGGCTGGATATCGCGACCCTGCCGTCGGTCGCCTTCGACACCTTCCTTTCCGCCGCGACCGCGCGCCTCAACCGGGAGCTCGATTCCCAGCACATGGAGAAGCGGGTCGCCGTCGTCTTCGACACGGCCGGTGCGGGAGGCCCCGTCAACCTTCCGCTCCTGATTCCGGATTTCAACCGCGTCAAGCTGGTGAACGTCGCGGGCTTCAAGTCTCTCGACGCCGTCACGATAGACGAAATGGTCGATTTGCGGGCCGAAGGGACGACCGGCGACGCGTCGTTCTACTGCATCGACGCGAACGAGCTCTACATTTATCCGCAGCCTTCCGACGGCACGTCCGTCGAAATCCGCTACTACCAGCAGGTGCCGGACATTTCGACGGCGCTCAACGCCAACGTCTTCACGTCGAGGCATCCGGACCTTTTCCTCTATGCGGCGTTGACCGCAGCCGAGCTCTACGTTGTGGAAGACGAACGTCTCCCGGTCTGGCAGGCGCAATACCGGACGTTCCTGGACAGCGCGAACGTCAATGCCAAGCAGTCCAAGTACGGATCGACGCCGCTGGTCCGGGGGGTTTTTCCGAAAGCCGTTTCGACCGGCGGAGGCGGCGGCGGAGGCGGCGTCTCCGTGGCCGGATTCTACTACGCCGTCGTGGACGTGTCCGGCGCGGGGGACTACACGCTCGTTCCCGGCAACGTCACGGCTTTCAGGCTGATCGGGACTCTGACCGGCAACCGCGTCGTTCTGGTGCCTCCGGCAGCGCGGCAGTTCTGGTTCGACAACCGGACCGTCGGACCGTACACCCTGCACATCGACACCTCGACCGGCAGCGCGAACAAGGTCCTTGTCAATCAGGGCAAGGCCGCCATCACGTATACCGACGGGGCCGTTGCGGTCCTGGCCGAAACCGACGATCTCATCGGCACTCTTTCCTTCCTGGTCGGCGACCGCGGAGACGTTCTGGTGGACGCCACCGGGCTCGACTGGTCGCGGGAACGCACCGGCAGCGCCAAGGGAGACGGCGTCTCCGACGATACGGCCGCCCTCCAATCGGTCCTCGATTCGGGCCGTACCGTCGTTCTGGGCTCGGGGAAGAGCTATTTCATCAAGTCCCGGCTCGTCATCTCCGCCGACGGCACCGGGATCGTCGGCGACGGCTCTCCGCTCATCGTCATGGGTTCGGACGTCGGAGAGTTCGACAACATCGACAGTTCCGCCGCCGCCCGCTACGGGGCGAACGGCGTGGGCGTCTACGCGTCCGGCATCGCCCGGCCGACGGTCAAGGGCGTCCGCATCAGGTACGAAACGCAGGTGGACGACCGCTACGTCCGGGCGCTGGCTTTCGAGGACTGCACCGACATAACGGTCGAGAACGTCGAAGCGTGGAATTTCACCAAGGGTTTCGGCATTCTCGCTTTCAACGACTGCATCCGCGGTTCGGTGTCGTTCAACCACGTCCACTCCTGCACCACCGACAGCATTACGACCGGCCAGATCACCGGCATCGGTTTCGATTACGATGCGCAGGTGGGCTGCTCCGGCATCGCGGCGATAGGCAACCGGATTCACGACATTACGGTCGGCCCGAATTTTCTCTCGCTTTACGGCTACCAGACCGACGGCATCAATCTGGCCGGGGGTTCCGGCAAGAAAACGGCGTTCATGCAGGTGGCGAACAACTGGATATCCAATGTCGGCGAAGGCATCGACACGTTCGGCGACGACAGCACGATCGTCGGCAACACCGTCGATAAGTGCTACATCTACGGCCTCAAGTTCGTCCACGGCGCCAGCCGCAACGCCGTCCACGGCAACGTCGTGACGCATATCGGGTTCGGCGGCATCGTGCTCGCGGGGACGTCGATCCACACTCAGGACACCGCCGACAATCTGATTTTCGGGAACGTGATCCGGTCGATCAATCCCGACGGCGCATGGGCGGCGAGCTCGACCTTCGGCGTGGGATTCTTCTCCAACGGCGGCACGGCCTATCTGGCCCGCCGCAACAAGATATGGAACAACCACATCGACGGCGGCGGAACCGGAGCCAACGGGGTTCGCGTCGATGCCAACAGCGGCGACGCGAACTCGCTCAACTCGCTGCGCGGCAACCACATTCTCAACGTTACGACGAACGAATACCTTCTCAACGACGCGGACACGATTTCCGATCTCGTGAAATACGCCTCGCCTCTCCAGAACGAAGCGACCGCCAACCTCGCAACCGGCTTCACCGAAACGGCTCTCGACCTCGGAACCGTTACCGGCGGCACGGTCGTGCCGGACGCCTCCGCCCGGCAGATGCAATATTACGTCAACAACGGCGCCCATACTCTGGCGCCGCCGACCGGGAGTCCCGGCAACGGCGCTTCCGTCGTGGTGGACGTGGTCAACGGCATCTCCGCCGGAACCGTCTCCACCGGAGGCTTCGACAAGGTGACGGGCGACGCTTTCGCCGTTCTGAACGGAAACGCCTACCGGTGCTACATCAACGTAATCGGCACCCGCTCCCACCTCCATGTGGTGGCGCTGCAATGACCTTCCCCCATCCCATCTTCCTGCCGCAGGCGCCCGGAGGCGATCCCTACTGGGACTACGTCCTTCTGCTCCTGCAGTTCTACGGCACCGACGGCGCCACCGCGACGACCGACCTCAGCAAATACGCCAGACCGGTAACCTTCAACGACAACGCCCAGCTCGACGAAACGCAGAGCAGATGGGCGGGCAGCTCCCTGCTCTGCGACGGGAGCGGCGATTACGTTTCGGTCCCCGACAGCGACGACTGGACCTTCTCCGGGCCGTTCACGGTCGAAGCGTGGGTCCGGTACAACGTCTTCGGCGGCGCCTACCAGCAGATAATCAGCCATTACGGCGTCACCTCCAACTCTTCCTGGAGCCTTCGCACCCGGCAGAACATCGACGACGGTTTCACGTGGTGGGCGAGCGTGGACGGAACCGGCAACGATATCGGCATATCTCCCGGCAGCGGACCCATCGTCGCCGGGCAATGGTTCCATTTCGCCGTGGACCGCGACGCGGGCGGCGTTCTGCGGAACTACATCGACGGCGTCATGCAGGAAAGCGCGACCCAGCCCGGCACGTATTTCAATTCCACCGTTCCCCTGACCATCGGCAGAAGCGGCAACGCAGGCGTCATGGAGAGCTTCAACGGATGGATCGACAGCGTACGGATCACCGGCGGCGTGGCGCGCTATGCGTCCTCTCCCGGCTTCCAGCCTCCCACCGGGCCGTTTCCGACGGGGCCGTGAACATGAACATGACGGCTGCGGCGTTCTTTCTGGTGGCGGCGACGATAGGGACGCAGCTGGCCGTTACGCTGGCGGTGACCGGGAACTGCATCTATCGTTCCTCCGAGCTCATCGCCGCCAACAGGGACTGTCTCTCGGGCGAGGCCCGCGAAGCTTTCGTCCAGCTGCTCGCTTCGGCTCTGGCCGCCGCTCTGGGCTTCGCAAACATGGATGGGAAGAAATGATCGATTTCGACAAGCTGCGGTCGATGTTCGGCGGCAGGCTCAAGCGGGAGCAAGTCGATGGCATTAAGTTTTTGGTCGAAGGCCTTTCGGATTGGCCGAAGACCCATGTCGCCTATGCCCTCGCTACGGTTTTTCACGAGACGGGAAGAACGATGCAACCGATCCCCGAATGGGGTTCTCAGTCTTATTTTCGTAAGTACGACGACAGAAAAGACTTGGGAAACGTCGAACCCGGAGACGGTTTCAAGTTTCGAGGAAGGGGCTACGTGCAGCTTACCGGGCGTGCGAATTATACAAAATACGGCCTCGCCGAAAATCCTGGTGCTGCATTGGAACCGGATGTCGCATTGAGAATTCTTAAAACCGGAATGAGTCGGGGTTTGTTTACCGGCAGGAAGCTTTCCGACTACGACAGGCCGGATGGGGGATACGATTTCGTCAACGCCCGCCGGATTGTCAACGCTCTGGACCGGGCGAAACTGATCGCCGGTTACGCCGAAGAATTCAAGGAGGCTCTCCATGCCTGACACCGTCACGCCCAACTACGGCTTCACGAAGCCGGAAGAATTCGGCTCCACCGATACGTGGGGCGGGAAGCTCAATACGGATTGGGATATTGCGGACACCCAGATCAAGGTGCAGGCCGACGCCGCCGCGGCCGCGAACGCCAACGCGAACACCCGCGTCCTGAAAGCCGGGGACACGATGACCGGCCAGCTGACGCTTCCTTCCGGGGGCGCCTCCGCCGCGCTCAACGCGGCTTCCCTGGCGCAGGTCCAGACGGCCGCAGCGTCTCAAGCCGTGTCGGTCGGCGGAACCGCCGATGCGCTTACGCTCACCATGGCTCCGCCGGTCGCCGCCCTCGTTACCGGCCAGGTGGTCCGCTGGATTTCCTCCGGCCCCAATACCGTTACTACGCCCACAATCGCCGTGGACGCCACGGGCGTGAAGAACTTGCGCAAGGAAAACAGCGCCGTTCTCGCCGCCGGAGACACCGGCGCTTCCGGCCGCATCTGCGAGGCCGTCTACAACGGCACCTCGTTCCTGCTGCTCAATCCGGCCGTCAGCACGGCGTCGTTCCTGACCGCTCCGGTTTCCGACGTCTCGATCCTGCACGGCACCGACTACCGGCAGGCCGTTCAGAACGCCGGTTTCACCGAAGGCGATTTCGGCTACACGAAAGGCACAGGCTGGGCCATCGCCGCCGATTCCGCCAATGCGCTTATCGGGAATTATGTCGCGGTCTGCACCAGCACATCCGGCACGGCGACCGCTCTCACCGCCGGTACGTTGGCCGAAGCCGTCCAGTGCGAACCGGGGGACGAAGCCTACGTGGAAGCCTATCTGAAAGTTGCAGGCTGGACCGGCACCGTGCTGCGCGGCGACATTCTCTGGCTCGACAAGGACTTCGCAACGATCGTATCGTCCAACGGAAACAACGTCTCTCCCGGGTCCGGCAGCTACACCGTTTCGTCCGTCAGCGGCACGGCTCCGGCAGGCGCCGCCTTCTTCAAGGCCCGCGCCGTCGTCACGATGACCGCCGGTACGGCCTATTGCGGCATGCTGCGGGCGTACAAGAAGATCGACGCGGCCAAAAACATCAAGCCCGCCTCGATAACTTCCGAGCTTCTCGCCCCCGGCGCCCAGGCCTCCCAGGTGGCGATACGCGAAACCTCGAACACCATCGTCAGCAGCACGACCCTGACCGCCGACGCCGTGCTCAGGTTTCCCATGGCGGCCAACACCAAGTATTCCTTTGCGGCTCTGGTCGCGCTGAATCCTGCGGGAGGCGGCATCAAGTACGGGGTGACCGGTCCGGCCTCGCCCACCGTCGTTCAGGTCAATTCCGGCCGCACGGGCACGGGCAACGTGGACGCTTCGTTCACCACGTCTTACGGGCAGCTGGAAAGCAATTCCGCCAACGATCCCAGCACCGTCAACATTTACGGGTTCATCAGCAACGGCGCCGTCGCCGGGGACCTGGCGTTGACCTTCGCGCAAGACACCTCGAACGCCGCCGGTACGCAGGTACGGGCCGGTTCGCAGATCGGCTGGAGGGCCGTTTCCTAGATGAGCGGGCGGACCCAGGCCATCGTCAACATACCGCCGGGCATCGTCCGCGAAACCTCCCGTTTCGCGGCGCAGGGCCGCTGGTTCGACGGCAATCTGGTCCGGTGGATTTCCGACGTCCTCTATCCGGTCGGAGGATGGACGCGCGTACTCGCCTTTCCCGATCAGGCCCAGCCGTTCCGTTCGACGTTCTCGTGGCGCGACAACAGCTATCTGTCGTGGGCCGTGTTCGGTTCCGCCGACAAGGTATGGGCGGTGAAGATCGCCGATCCGCTCGACAGCAACAAGTACGATATCACGCCCGTCGATCTGGTATGGGGAACCGGACCCAAGAAGGGCTACGGCGCCGGACGGTACGGGCTCGCCCAGTACGGCCGGGATCAGATCGACAGCGGTCTGGCGGTGGATATCGAGGCCATCTGGAGCTTCTACAATTTCGGGAAGCTTCTCATCGCCGTCCACTCTCAGGACGGCAGGCTGTTCTCGTGGGACCCGGAAAATCCGGGCACGCCCGCAACCCCCACCAAGCTCGCTCCGGTCGCGAACGCCCCGACCGGCAACCGGGTCTGCATGGTTTCCGACGAACGCTTCGCTTTCGTCTTCGGCGGCAAGACCCACCCCCGCCGGATCAAGTGGTGTTCGCAGGAGAACCTCACCGAATGGACACCGGCCGAAACCAACACCGCAGGCGGCTTCGATCTGGAAACCGCCGGGATCATCCGGGCCGTATGCAAGGTGCAGAACGGCATCCTCATCCTGACCGATATCGACGTGCATCTTCTGGAATACGTCGGCGTGCCTCTGCTCTACGGCGTCCGGCGCATCTCCGACGTCACCGGGGCGCTCGGTTCCAACGCGGCGATCTCTTTCGCCGGTTCGGCCTTCTGGATGAGCAACTCGAATTTCTGGAAATACGACGGCAACGTCGTCAAGGTCCCGTGCGACATTCGAGCCGACGTCTTTTTCCTGTCCGATCTCACCAAGGATTACGCCGTCCACATGGGCGTCAACGAGGAAATGCAGGAAATCTGGACGTTCTATCCGGCCAGGGGGGACAGCGAATCGACCAGAGTGGCGATCTATTCCTTCGCGTCGCAACCGTGGTGGTCGAAGGGAACGCTGTCGCGTTCGTGCATCCTCAACCCGATATGGGATACGCGGCCGCTGATGGCGTACAAGAGCGGCACGTCCATGTACGTCGATCAGCACGAGGTCGGCTGGCTCGACAACGGCAACCCGCGTCCCGGCATTCAGGCTTCGAGCGGCTTCCTGGCTCTCGAAGAAGGCGGGCGGAACCTGCGTTTCGACCGGGTGACGCCCGATATCGTGGACATTCCCGCCCAGTCGGAAGAACGGACCTACGCTACCGAACCGCTGCCCTACGAGCTTGAGTTCGAACTGCGGAATTCTCCGCAGGGAACGTCCCACATCTACGGTCCGGTCGGGTTCGACAACGTCGGCTACAAGTCGGTCCGGTTCATGGCCAAGCTGATCGCCATCACCGTGAAGCAGATCAGGGACGAAAGCTGGGGACTCGGGAAGCTCACGTTCCGCACCAAGGCGGGAGGCGGAAGATGACCGCCAAGACCGCCGTCGCCCGCGTTCTGCTGCCGCAGCCGCCGGAGAGATACGATCCGGCTTCGGAGCGCAATCGCAACCGGGAAATCGAGAGGCAGCTGAACGGCAAGCTCGGGCGTACGGAACTGCCGGTATTCGGCGGAATTCCGTTTACCGCCGTCCGGGGCCTCAACCCGGCGTTCATCGTACCCCCCGGCCCGTCGCCGACGCTTCTGCCGTTCAACGTCCTGCTGGAGGAAACCGATCTCGACATAACTTTCGATCCCGCCGACTACACCATGCGGGCGAATTTCACCGTGGACGTCATGATGTTCGTACGCATCCGCCATGCCGGAACGGGCGGAGGCGGCGTGTCGGTCGATTGGACGCTCCACGGTTTCCTCAACGGGGCGGAAATCGACACGTTTGCGACCTCGACGCGGATCGGAGGCAATTTCGACATTATGGCCACGTTCATGGCCGTCAACGCCCCCGTGAACCAGCGGCTCGACCTGCGCATGTCCCACACGCACAACGCCGATGTGCCTTTCGACATGACCAGATCGCGCTGGTGGCTTACCCGCATTTCGCCCGATCCGCGCGTATTGGAGAGCAGGCTATGAACCGTTTCGACCGGTTCGCGGCCGACACGGCTCCGGCGGACATGCCCGAACCGGAAAGCGCCGAAAACCCGAAAGCCGACGATGCCGCCGACTACAGACCGGCGCTTCTCTGCAACATGCTCGTGCGCCGTCCCCAGATCGAGAAGGCGCTCAAGCACGACACCGAAGGCTGGACGTTCGAGCTGGTTTTCGTCGCGGTCGCCTCCGGCCGGGCCTTCTTCTTCTGGAACGACACATCGTGTGCGGTGCTCGAACCGCGCAAGTACCCCGCCGGAAACGCCCTCCACGTGTTCCTGGCGGCCGGGACGCTCAAGGGACTGCTTGAGCTTTACGAGAATGTGGCGCAATGGGGAAGGCAGGCCATGGACCTCAGGCGGATGACGACGCTCGGGAGACGCGGATTCAGGCGGGCGCTGAAGAGACACGGCTGGAAAGAGCCGCATGTCTGGCTGGTGAAAGACATTGAAGGCGGAGAACTGCAATGAGCGGCGGCGGTGGAAAAGGCGGCAGCCAGACGACCAAGATCGAGCTCCCGGAGTGGTACGAGAGCGCCGCCAAGAAGGCTCTTGCCCTCGGCGAGGCGAAGGCCAAGGCGGGTTACGTCCCCTACATGGGGCCGGACGTGGCGGCTTTCTCGCCCCAGCAGGTGCAGGGGATGCAGACCGCCAACGATTTTGCCGCCGCTTTCGGGATGGCGCCGCAGACCGATATCGCTTCGACGCTTCCGCCCGCCCAGGAATTCGCCGGAGGGGTAAGAGGCTATTCGTCCTTCCCGCTGTACAAGCAGGCGCTCGCAGCGCTGGATACCGAGTACCCCGGCCTCTCCGGCTATCTCAAGCAGTTCTTCATCGATCCGACGACCGGGAAGCTCCCGACGCCCAATGTGTGGGACCCGCTGGAGAAGAAAAAGGACGGCGACCGGTCCGGGTCCTCGACCGACAGGGAGTGGGACCCGTACGAATACGGCTCCGACGCCTATTTCAGCCGCAATCGCGGCCTCAACCGATAGGAGATGCGCATATGGGCCTCAGCAATCCCCAGTTCGGTTCCAATCCCTTCGCCGGACAGAAGCTCTCCGAGCAGACTGCAGGCGCTTTCACGGGTGCGCTCGGCGGCGCCAATCGGATGGGCGGACTGGCCCAGTCGATCGTGAACCGGTACACGCCCGGCACCGTCGTGCCGCAGACTTTGGCAGGCACCGATCTCCAGCCCTACATGAACCCGTTCACGCAGAGCGCAATCGGTTCGACGATGAGGGAGCTCGGCCGTCAGGAGCGGATGCAGCAGAACGCGCTCGCCTCCCAGGCCCAGGCCGCCAACGCTTTCGGCGGGGATCGCTTCGCCATTCAGCAGGCGGCCATGAACCGGGATTACGACGCGCTCCGGGCGGATGCTCTGAGCAGGCTCAACATGGCGAATTTCGCCCAGGCCCAGGCCGGAGCCGTCGGGGATATCGGCCGCAATCTTGCCGCCCAGCAGGGCAACCAGCAGATGCAGCAGAACATGTTCGGCCTCGGCTCGCAGATGGGCCAGAACGCCCAGGAGGCCATGGCCCGCATGGCGAGCATGGGCTGGGGAATGGGGCAGGACATTCAGAACAACCAGATGCTGGCCGGTGCGATGCAGCGGCAGCAGCAGCAGCAGCTGATCGACGCCGCCAAGGGCCAGTACGGCGGATACGTGAACGCCCCGTCTTCCGGGCTTGAGACTTTCCTCCAGTCGGTTCTATCGCCGGGCAGCGCCGGAACCCAGACCGTTTCCAGCAAGCCGGGGGTTTTCGACATGCTGGGCGGCGGGATCGGCGCACTCGGTTCGCTGTTCCTGAAATAGGAGACACCGGAGATGATCGGCCTTCCATCCGTCCAGACAATGGAAGCCTACATCCGGCAGGCCGCCCGGGAACGCGGGATCGATCCGGATGTGGCGGTGCGGGTGGCCCGCTTCGAAGGCCTGCGGGAGAACACATGGCAATCGTATGTCATGCAGCCTTACGGACGCGAGCGCTCGTACGGTCCCTTCCAGCTTCATGTCGCGCCGAAAGGCCGCCCGCAGGGACTGGGCAACGCCTTCATCCGGCAGACCGGCCTGGACCCTTCCGATCCCGCGACCTGGCGGCAGGGGGTCGATTTCGCCCTCAACAGCGCCTTGCGGAGCGGCTGGGGACCGTGGTTCGGAGCCGGGAAAGCGGGCGTGGGAAACTGGACGGGGATTAAGCCCGGGGCCGCTCCCGTCGCGCTTCTGTCGGCGTCCTATGCCCGGCCTCCGGCTCCGGTGCCCGGAATCCGGCCCAGTCTGGAATCCGCCATGCCGATCCCACTCCCGCAGGCCCGTCCGGCACCCATGTCTTTCATGGACGGAATCCGGCAGACTTTCGTTCCGCAGTCTGCGGGCCGGGCCGGGACGCTGGGTGGCCTGCTCGGAGCGCTCGGCAGGATGGGCGGGGACAGCCGGATGCCCGGTCCGGTGCCCATGCAGCCGATCCGGAACGCACCGGCGTCCATTCCCCGCCAATGGGCCGGAGCGGCCTCCCCGTATCCGGAAAACGGCGTTCTGCAACGGTTGCTGGACCGGCTCGGGATTCAGGAACAAGGATAGACCTCCATGGCTCTCTACGATCTCTTCCGCGACGATCCGCACTTTGCCGATCCGCGCGCCTCCGTGCTTGCCCGTGCCGCCGGGCAATCTTCCGGCCGGGATGGAGGGCTTCTTTCGTCTCTCGGCGGGGAAGGCGGGATGCCGCTTGGGATGCGGATACTGATGCTCGGATCGGCCATCCAGTCCATGGGCGGCCGCCAGAACGGCACGATACCGCAGATTCTGCAGCTGCACTGGCAGAACGCGGCGGCGCGGGAACGGGGTGTGCAGGAGGCGCAGGAACGGGAACGCGCTCTTCGGTCGGCGCTCGCTTTCGCGGAAAAGACCGGGAACCGGGAACTGATTGAGGGATTGCAGAGCGGTGCCATCGACCCGTCGGCAGTCGTCAAGATCGGCATCGACATGGTTTTCGACGCCTACAGGAAATCTCTGGAGCCTCCGCCTCCCGCAGATGCGCAGCAGGAGATGTTCGAACGGATGCTGGGAGGCGCCGGAGGGACCGGAGAAGCCGCGCCTCCGGTTTCCTCCGGAGGTGCCGCGCCTCCGGTTTCCTCCGGAGGCGCCGAAGCCGCCGGGCCTCCGGTTTCCTTCGGCGGCATCGAATTTCCCCTTCCCGGAGAAGCTCCTTCGTTCGAAGACGCTTTCGCATCCGGTCCTTCGCTCACGGCTCCCGTTCCCGAGACGCGGGCCGAACCGGAAGACCCCCAGCTCGCCCAGGCGCGGGAGAATCTCCGGATTCCCGATCTCACGAGCGAGGAACTCTTCGATCTCCGGCTCGGCGGCGCGAAGAACCTTGGGGAGAACGTGGCGAAGCTCAGGGAAAAGCGCCGTGCGGCCGCGGAAGAAGCGCAGGGTCTGTTCCCCGGAAACTCCTTCGAGGCCAGCGTGTACAACTGGCTGATTTCCAAGGAAGGCGCGGACCCCACGAAGCTCCGGCAGTTCGCCCTCACCAAGACGTTCACGGACGCGAACGGCGTCTCGTATTTCATTTCTCCGCCCATGTCGGACAGCGACCGGGGGAGCGTCCGCGTCACCGACAGGGAGGGCAACACGAAGACCATGTCCCTCGAAGAGCTTGCGCGGAATTTCGGCGCGGATGCCGGAACGCCTCCGGCCGGAGAGGCGCGGATTCCCGCCGGAGAGGCGCAGGCTCCGGCTGCGAAGACGTTCGACGATTGGGCCGTCAAGGAAACGGCCGTCAACCCGGCCGTCCCAAAAACCGCAGACGCGATGGAAGCTCTCGCCGACGATTTCATCCAGCTTCGGAAGCTGCCCGCGAGCCGAAGAAGCGCCACGGCCGAGGAAGCCAAAGGCCGGGCCATATGGGCCGGATCGTACCGCTCGTTCCCGGCTGCGCTGGAAAATTTCGACGCCCTTTCCGAGGCGCGGAACACCTATCCGATGATGGTGAGGGACAGGCTCCCGGAAGGGATGCAGCTTGAACGGTTCGCGATGAGCGAGAGGGGGAAAAGGGCGACCGACGCGATCAAGAACGTCGTCATCGCCTATACCTTCGCCCTCTCCGGCGCCCAGACCCCGGAGAAGGAATGGGAACGCAACTTTCAGCTTGTCATGCCCCATCCGGCCGACGGACCGGAAGTCGTTGCGGCGAAGAAGGAAATCCTGAAAGGCTTCATGGACACGATCAAGATGCGGACCGTCCGGGACATACCGTTCTCGGAAGCCATGGCCCCCATCTTCAACCCTGAAGAGGTGCTCGCGAACGCGGGAGCCGCGCAGCCCGGCAGGAAACCGGAAGTCGCGATGCCGCCGGGCGACACCATGCCCCCGCCGGAAGCCTTCGAGTTTCTCAGGAAGAACCCGGACAAAAGACGGCTTTTCGACGAACGGTACGGCGCGGGCTGGGCGGATTATGTGCTGGGCCGGGAGTGACGGCGATGGCCGAAGAGAAAAACCCTTTCGACGCGTGGGAGCCGGTTTCCCGCGCCGCCAATCCCTTCGACGCATGGGAGCCGGTTCTCCGGCAGCTTCCCGACAGGGAGCGGAACGTCGTCCGCTCCGTTACGGATTTCTTCGCGCGCAAACCCAGGCAGCTGGCAACCGGCGTAGCGAAAGCCGCGCTGGCCGCTCCGGAAATCCCCCAGGACCTCATGTGGCTTCTCGCTTCCGGGCAGAACCAGCTCAGGCGGCTTTCCGATCCCGATCCGGAAGCCTACAAAGACCGGCAGCGGAAGATCGATGAGGAATTCGAGGCCCTCGCATCGTCGTCCTACAATCCGGCGAGCTACACGCGGGGATTCCGGCAGGAGCTTTCGGAAGGCTACCTTCCTCGACCGAAAGACCCCATCGACGTGGGGCTCCAGACCGCCGGAGAGTTCCTCGGGCCGGGACTGGCGGGGAAGGCTGCCGCCCTCGCCAAAGGCGGAAGGGCCGCCAGGGAGCTCATACCGGCCCTGAAATCGGCCGGATGGGGGGCGGCGGGATCGGAAGCCGCCGGGCTCGCTTCCGAGGCGTTCGGCCTCGATCCTGCGCAGGAAGCCGTCGCCCGTGCGCTGAGCGGCGGTATCGCCCCTGCGATTTCGGTCCCGAGAGCGGTACGCCGTACCGGCGAACTTCCGTTCGCGGAGATGCGGAGAGCCGCGCCCACGCCGGAAGCGCTCAGGGCCGAACGCAACCGGCTCTACACCGAAGCCGACAGGAACGCCGTCGAGGTTCCCGGCAACCGGATTCTCGATCTCGCACGGAACATCCGGAAGGAATGGACGGCCGGGAACTACAATCCGGACCGGATCGCCCCGGCGGAAAAAGCCGTCCGCAAGATGGAGCGGGAGGTGACAACCCGCCAGAAGCTTCTCGACAAGGCCGTAGAAGCGGCCGAGAACAGGGCCGTCCGCATGAACGCGCACGCCACCCGTGCGGAGAACGCCGGGTGGAAGACCGCACCGAAAATCCGGGCGAAGGCCAACGACCTCTATGCCGACTACGACGCCGCGAAAAACGCCGCCAGGGCGGGACCTTCCGTTTCCACCGACATTCTCGAACAGCGGCGCCAGACGCTCAGCAGGGCGTCCGTGCATCCGGAGCCGTCCACCGGCGCGGCGGCCGGGATAGCCGTCCGGGAGCTCGACAAGTTTCTCGATCCCCTGCCGTCCACGCCGATCTACCGGGCGGCTCGCGAGACGGCGGTGCGGGAGATGCTGGACAGGAAGATCGGGAAGCTTGTCGAGAAGAAGATACCGACGTCGCAGATCGGCGAAGAGCAGGGCGGCCGGGCCGCCGCCGCCGCCGCTCTGACCCGGTTCGGGGAACGTCTGCCGCCGCAGGTGAACGAGCTTCTGCGCAGGGCGGTATCCCGCGAAGGTCCGATGGAAGCGATTCGCGTGCATTGGCCGGGACAGCTGCTGCGCCGGGCCACCGTACCGGTCGCCACGGCGGTCGGCAGCGTCATGGGCGGTCCGATAGGCGCGATTGCCGGTCTTGAGGTGGGCGGCAAGCTCACCGAACGCCTGCGCCGTGCCGGTGCCGCGAAGACGCGGAAACAGATCGAAGCCGCGCGCAGCACCCTGCGGGCCGGGGAACCGGCCTACCGGCGCGCCGAGGCGCTCAAACGACAGCGGCAGGAGCGGTTGCGCACGATACTGCGCAACGAGCGGATCGCCGGAGGTGTCCTCGGCGCGCTGCTCGACCGCGAAGAAGAGTACGGCGGTCCGCGCTGAACGCCGCTACCGCCCGGTCGGTTTGGACAGGTAGACCAGAAATTCGACAAAGGCTATCGTACCCATGACGCCGAAAAAGGCGTAGCCCAGAACGAGCTTTGCGGTTTCCGGATCGTAGAGCCAGTAGCCGTAGCCCACCAGCCCCACGACGGCGGCCGCCAGGAGAGCGAGCAGCCAGAAAAGGATGAGAAGCAGCCCCCGATGGAAACGAAGGATGAAAAGAAGAGCGAACGCTCCCAGTACGATTCCGCCAGCTATCTCAAACACGGTTCTCTCCTTGCATCGCCTGTATGGCCGTTTCCAACGTTCACGTATCCGGGTCGGCGTCGTCGGCGTCCCGGAATTCTTCGATAGCCGCCTGCGTCGGCACCCATTCCGGACGCGGATCGTCCTTGTGGACCGCAATCGGTCCGCTCGTTTTCACGACCACCGCCCCGGCGGCCGCCAGCTCCTTCATCGCCTTCCGTCCGAGAACCGCTTCGCTCCTGGCCGGAGACAGCAGGACCGTTTCGGAAATCGATTTTTTCACGCTTTCCGGAAGCTTCGTTTCGTCCCATTTCCGGATGCCCCGTTTCAGAACGAGCTTCCAGTCCGGGACGGTTCTTCCTTCGGTCATGCGGGTCAGGGCTTCGAGCTTCACGGCGCCGACCCATTTTTCGAAGACCGGCAGGCGGGACAGAACGAAGCTCAGATCGGCGTCGCTCAGTTCCTTCGGCGGTATGGGGTCTTTCGGCGCATCGACCTCCGCGAACTCGGCCGCGGCCAGCATCGCGTTGCGTCTCGCGAGCTCGGGACACCGGCCCGCCAGCGGGCAGAACCGGCAGTGTTCCCCGGAGACGTACCCGCCTTTCCCCGCCGCGATGCGTTCGACGGCTTCGACGATTTCGTCGCCGAAGGCGAGAAGCGCTTTCTGCGAATATTCCATCCGGCGCACGAAGCCGTCCTTGTGGGGCGCGCGGGGCTGGACGACATGCGCGACGACGCGGATTTTTTCGTCCGCTCCGGCGGCCAGCCATGCGGCGAGGCCGTAGAACCTGAGCTGCGGGGACGACGCTTCGACCGGCACGCCCGCTCCGTATTTGAAATCCACGACATGGAGGAATTCTCCGGCGCGAACGACGGCATCGGCGGTTCCGAACATGGGTTCCGGCATGTCCCGGCCGACAAGGTCGAAGAGCGGTTCCATGGACACCGGCCGCTCGATCTGCACGGTTCCCCGGCCGGGGCCTGCGATGAGCAGTTCGATATAGTCGATGGCCGTCTTCGCCGCGTCGATCATGTCCGGGCCTATCGGGATGTGGAACCCGTCCAGAACGGCGGTTTTCCCGAGCTGCGACGCGGGGTCGTCGCCGTGTTCGAACCAGTTTTCGACCAGCGCGTGGGCGACGGTTCCTTCGGCGGCATAGACGGACCCCGCCCCGGAAGGCAGGGTGCGCATCTTCCGGCCCGCCTCGGCGCAGTTCAGCCAGATCGAGGAATTGGAAGCCCCGAGATGCGCGTGCGCGTGCGCAACCATGCTATACCCCCATCGCCCGGAGACCGGCGTTCACGTCGGCGGCGAATTCGGCGGCCCGCTCCAAAGCGATTTCGTTGAAGCGCTTCACGCCGTACTTGCGCAGGAGCTCGCTCACCAGTTCCCGGCCGCCGGGCTGGGCGTAGCTGGCGGCCAGCCGGTCCTTGGCGTCGGAAACGACGTCCACCGGACTCCTGGCTTCGGCCGGAGCTTCGGGTTTGGCCGGAGCCTCGGGTTTAGGCTTCGCCGCCTCCGCGTCTTTGCGCGGGCGCCCGATCTTGCCGCGAGGCTCCGCCGCCGGAACGGCGACAGCGGAGGATGGAATATCGGCCGGAGATGCGACGGCGGGGGACGGAATATCGACCCGGACGGCGGACGGAACGCCGCGCGTCTCCGGAGGTTCCGCCGCCGGAGCGGCGATGGAGGACGGAATATCGACCCGGACGGCGGACGGAACGCCGCGCGTTTCCGGGGGCTCCGCTTTGGGTTCGGCATCCGGGACGTTTTCCGGAACCCCGAACCCAGCCGTCATGCTCAGCAGCTGGAGCAGCTGCTGCCGCAGTTCGGTTGCACCGGAAGCTTCGACGGTCAAAACGATGGACACGGTTTTTCTCCCTTGCGTTTAAACGAATATCTCGGCGATTTCGTCCGTCTTACGGGCCAGCACGCGCGCCACCCGTTCGTCGAGAGAGTTCTCGACGCTCATGAATGTGGCTACGACGGTTCGCTTCTGCCCTATCCTGCGACACCTTGCCGCAGCCTGGTGGTTCTCCGCCGGAACCCACGACGCTTCCACGAAGAGCGCGTGTCGGGCGGCATGGAGGGAAACGGCGGTCCCGCAGGCGGTTATCTGCCCGACGAACGCCCGGTTGTCTCCCTCCTGGAATCCGGCTACCGCCTTCGCCCGCGCGGCATCGCCGTCGCGGCCGTCGATCTTCACGGGTTTCCACTGTGCGAGAACCCGCATCAGAGCGTCGAGCACCGCAATGTGCCAGACGAAGACGACAAGCTTGGCCTTGGGGTCCGGGGCGAGAATCTCTTCCGCGTATTCCAGAGCCGGAGCCACCTTGAGAAGCCCCAGCGCCTGCCGCGCCTGCGACACATGGAGCCCCCCGCCGGACGGCGCAAGCGCCTGCCGCATCCGGGCCAGAAACGCGTCGTCCGACTCGTATCCGCCCACCGGCAGCGCTCCGGCGATCCGGTAGGCTTCGGGGATGAGATTTCCATCGACCGCCACCGGAAGCGTTCCCGTCAGCAGCGGCGGCATGTCCTTCACGACCTCGGAGAGCTTTCGGCGCAGCATGAGGCCCTTGAGCATGGCGGTCAGCCTGGCTCCGTTGCGGGACCCGGAAATCGTCCGCACCCGGCGGCCATCCACCGGGATTTCCCGTACGACGCAGAATTCATCCTCGAACTCGCGGCGGGACATGTATCCCATGTCCGTGCAGACTTTCCGGACCGGAAGCCGCTCCGGCCAGAGATACCGGAGCATGGGATAGAGCTCCCCGTAATGGTTGGGCACCGGCGTGCCGGTGAGCATCCACATGCGCAGAGTCATGCTCTCCAAGGACAGGACTTCGGTCGTCCGATTGGCGTCCAGCGATTTGAGGTAATGGGCTTCGTCGCAGACGATTGCGTCGAACCGGGCCTTGATGAGGAACAGCCGCTCGCGAATGGCGGAGAGCCGTGCCCGGCCCTTCTGCGAGAAAAGGTCGTAGGAGCAGACGAAGACGCAGGGCTGCGCGGCCAGCGAAAGAGCTCTCACATCGGCCTGCGTCCGGACGACCTCGACGCGCCAGTCGAGGCCCATCCATCTCGGCCATTCGGTCTTCCATACGCCGCGCGCGACGGCCGGGCATACGACAAGGACCTTCATGGCTCCGGCAAGACGGCAGGCTTCGATGGCGGTGGCGGTCTTTCCGGTCCCCATTTCGTCGGCCAGGATCGCCCGGGCGTTCCGGGCGAGCCAGGCGGCGCCGGAAATCTGATGGGGCATGAGCTTGAGGGTCATCGCGTTTTCCGCTCGTACAGCCACAGCGCGATCAGCGCCGCCTCGGCCGAACCGTGATCCTTCCTGCGCGAGAATCCGTCCGCGCGGGACGGCCACACCCGCATGGCGAGCAGTCTGCTTTCGTCCTTGTTCTTGCCGAGCTTCATGTCTTTCTTCCAGACTGCCGGAGGCACTCTGACGACGGGAATCCCCAATCCCGCCAAAATGCCGCAGACCGTACCGTAGGCCATGCCGAAAGTGAAAGTCGATGCGACGCCTTGCCGCGGCATGGCCGACGCCTCTTCGACGGCCGCCGTATCGACGAACGGAGCGAGCTCCGAAAGCTTCCGGGCCAGCAGAACCTCGGCGACGACCGTCCGTTTGCGGGACTTGTCCACGTTCACGGACGGAACGGGAAAAACCTCGATGAGTTCTCCCCGCGTATCGAGCAGAGCGAAAGCCCCGGAAACGCCGGGATCGACACCGAGAATCGCACCCATCGAAACCGTTCCTTTTGCGCGGACGTCAGAACCGCAGACGTATCGTCCGTTTCGGGTCCACGGAGAGCTTCCTGTGCGCCGGGCAATAGCTTTCGCCGAACCGGGTGGTCCGGCCGCAGAACCGATGCCCGGCGGGCGGAGCGCGATGGGAGGTCGTCGCGAAGCGGCACTGGCGGACGCCCAGATCCAAGATGCCGAATCTTCCGGGCGGAAGCGCAGGCTTCGGCGGAGACGCGGGCGCAGGCGCAGGCTTCGGCAGGAGAAGCTTTGAAAAGCCGGGTTCCGCGACCTTCGGCGCGATCTTCGGCGCGGAAGGTTTCAGCACCCGCTTTCGGGGCTTCCTGAGCTCCATCCTCCGTCTTTCGGCCGGAGCCGCGCCGTACGTCATTCCCTCCCGCGACCGGTTCGCCACGCCGATGACGGCGTTCCGCGTCGTCCCGGTTTCGTCGGCGATCTGGGAGGCGGAGAAACCCTCGCTCCACAGAACGAGAATCCTCCGGTTGCGCTCGGACAGATCGGGGCGCATCTACGGCCTGCGATCCCGGTCGGCTGTTTCCGGCGCTTTCGGAAGCTCGGAAGGCTCGAATTCCGGACCGATCAGGCTTGCGACCCGAAAATGGACGTCCCGGAAATGCCGTTCCAGCGCGACATTCAGCCCTTCCAGAGCCTCGCTGAGCAGCCGGAAAGCGTCCGTCGCCGACCGGTAATCGTCGGCCGTCTGCGCCGCCAGATCGACGGCGGCATTGCGCACGTCCATAAGCGCTCCGCCCAGCGCGTCGATACCGGTCGGATAGGCGTCGTTCTTCATCGGTTCGTTCCCTTCCATTTCAGGTTTCGCCGTTCTTCGTCAAGGCGCGGATCGCAGGTCCGGCAAGGCCGTGTCCGCCGCGGATCGAGTGCAGATCGATCATGATGGCCAGAGACGCCATGGCGTGAGCGAGATGCGGAAGACCGCTTTCCGGGTCGATGAGCTCTCCGTCCCGCCACGCCAGCAAATGCCGCAGACAGGCGTCGTAGTAGGTCGGCGGCCGCGCATCGCTCTCCCGCCAGTTCAGCGGCCCGTACTTGCGGGCGCCGTGGCGCAGGACTTCACCCAGCAGAACGAGAGCCACGGGCGGAACGGCGAACACGCCGGGCTTGCGGTCGCCGGAAGCACGTTTGGGGTCGTCGGTCATCGCCGGTTTTCCTCCATGCACAGCGCCCGCGAGGATATGCGGTCCGCCGCGGAACGCAAGAGGCTGCGGCATAACGCCGCAGGCGTCTTGACAGGCGCCCGCGGGATGTGCAGCTTCCCGCCCGCACGCGAACCCGCAAACCCGCGATTCCGCGAAATACGCAAAACAGGAGAACCCCATGCCCGCCGTCGCATCCGCCCCCGCCCGCAAGTTCGCCGTCACGCCGCCCGGCATCCTGAGCTACCCGGCATTGTTCACGCCGCGCGCCCCGATGCCCGGCTCGACGCAGACCGACCCGCGGTTTCAGGCCAGCCTCATTCTGTCCCCGGAAACGTTCAAGACGCCCTCGTTCAGAGAGCTTGTCGCGCTCATCGAATCCGCCGCGCGGGAAAAGTTCGGCGCGAAAATCGCGATGAACGCCCTGCGGCTCCCGCTGCGCAAGTGCGCGGAGAAGGAGAGCATGGCGGCCGTCGATCCGAACGGCGCGTTCTTCGCCTGCTGGAGCAAGACCCGGCCGCAGGTGATCGGCCCGGATTTCGCTCCCATCGCCGATCCGGCCGCCGTGTGGGCCGGACAGACCGTCCGGCTGTCGGTCCAGCCGTTCGCCTACGAGCAGAGCGGAAACCGGGGCGTCTCCCTAGGGCTCCGGAACGTCCAGATCCTGCGCACCGACGGCCCCCGGCTGGACGGACGCGCCAGCGCCGAAGCGGATTTCGAGAACGTCCCGCTGCCCGAGGGCTTCGCGGCGGCGAACATGGACGATCTGCCGTTCTGACGGACCGGCCCCCGCACGACGGCGGCCCGTGCGCGGTTCCCGCGCACGGGCCGTTTCCGCAGAAGGACCGGCCCCCATGTACAAGATCGTCATCGATTTCGAAACCCGCTCGGCCGTCGATCTGAAACGCGCAGGCGTCTACCGCTACGCCGAAGACCCCTCGACCGAAATCCTGTGCCTCGGCTGGGGCGGCAACGACCTGAGCCTCGCCCGCAAGCAATTCGCGATCCCCGGACCGGTTTCGGCATGGATTCCGTCGCGCGGCGGAGAATTCCCGCAGGCGATCATCGACCACATGGGCCGGAGCGGCCGCTTCGCCGCCCACCATTCGATCTTCGAGCTGGAGATATGGAACCGGGTCCTGCGCCGGGACCGCCCGGAAATCCCCAGGCTCGAACCGAGACACATCCTCGGCCACGACACTATGCTGCGATGCGCGATCTGGGGTCTGCCCCAGTCCCTCGACGCAGCTGCGGAGGCGCTCGGATGCAAAGAGCGCAAGGACCCGAACGGGCGGGCGCTCCTGGCGAAACTGTGCAGGCCCAAAGCGCGGGACGGAACCGCACCGGCCTTCCACGATCCGTCTCCGGCCGAGCTCGACGCGCTCGCCGCCTACTGCGCCCAGGACGTGCGCGTCGAACAGGAGCTCGACGCGCTCCTGCCGCTGCCCTTCCTGACCGTCATGGACGAAGCCCTGACCGCGGAACGCATGAACCGGGAGGGGCTGCTCATCGACGGCCTCAGGCTGAAGCGGCTCCGGGACATGATGGAGGCGACGGTCCCGATGCTGGACGCGCGGATGCGCGAAATCACCGGCGGCAAGGTCGGATCGGCCAGGGCCGTGACGGCGCTCCTGGCGTGGCTCAGAAGCGAAGGCGTCGAGGGCCTCGAAAGCGTGGCGCGGAAGGACCTGGAAGAGGCGCTGGAAGGGCTCGCGGAAGACGGAGGGGGCTCGCCGAGAGCGCGGGAGGCGATAGCGACGCGCCTCGCCGCCGCCAGGAGCTCCGTCGGCAAACTGGCGGCTTTCGACGCCATGGCCGGAATGTGGGACGGCCGGATACGGGGGGCGTTCACGTTCTACGGCGCCGGAAGAACCGGACGGTACGCGGGCTCCGGGGTGCAGCTGCAGAACCTGCCGCGGCCCTCGGAGAGCGGCGAGGCCCTGGAAAGGCGGCTGAAGCGCATCGAAGACGGCCGGGAACCGCCGACGCTGGAAGCGGTATCGAACGCGCTCAGGTCGCTGATAATCCCCCGGCCCGGCTGGGATGCGGCTGTCATCGACCTGAGCCAGATCGAGGCGCGGGTTCTGGCCTGGCTGGCAGGCCAGGACGACCTGCTCGGCGCGTTCAGGCGCGGCGAAGACGTCTACACCTACGACGCGAAAGGCGTGGGAAGCGACAACCGGCAGCTGGGAAAAACGCTCAGGCTGGGCCTCGGCTACGGCATGGGTGCGGCGAAATTCATGGAGACGGCGGCGAGCCGCGGCGTCGCGCTGCACCCGGAGGAAAGCGCCGCCATCGTCGCCGCATGGCGCCGGAACAATAAGGCCATCGTGGACTGGTGGTGGAAACTGGAAGCCGGATTCCGCCGCAGCACCGAAAACCCCGGAGCCTGGGGGCCTTGGGACCCGCGCCTGCCGAAGGTCCGGTTCGGAACGTTCCATCGCCCCGACGGATCGGGCAGGGAGGTCGCGACGCTCTACGTCCAGCTGCCGTCCATGCGGTGGATCGCCTACCGCGACCCGCTCTCGCGGCGGGACGAAAACCCGAGCTATCTCGGCGTGAACCCGGTCACCCGGAAATGGGAGCGGATCCCCACTTGGGGCGGCAAGCTCGCCGAGAATATCGTGCAGGCGGTGGCCCGGGACGTGCTCTGCGTCCTCATGACCCTGATCCGAAAATACGACGCAGACGTAAGAGCGATCCTGTGCGGATGCGTCCACGACGAAGTGATCGTCGAAACTCATCCAACGATTTCAAAGACTTTCCTGGCGGACATGACAGCCGTACTAAGGGAAGGCAGTATCCGGAAACACAGCAGGATGAAGCTTCCGGAATGGATGGCCGGACTTCCACTCGACGCAAGCGGAAGGATTTGCGACCGGTATGGAAAGTAAAGCGGCGATTCTACGGGTAGCGAGTCCGGCGGAAACGTCCACCACCGGTAGCGGCTTGACAAAAAGGAAAACGGCGGCGAAGCTGAAACTCCGCCGCCGCCCAGCGAGCATCCTCAAACGGCCGCAGAACAGTCAACAGGGAAGCCGACAGGAAAACCACGGCTGAACGAAAGGCACTCTCGCATGTCCACGTCTACCCCATTCCCACCGGCTCTGCAACCCCTTTCCGAAGCCGCCCTGCACTACGCCCGCAGAGGCATACCGGTCTTCCCCTGCGAACCGGGAGGCAAGAGGCCCCTCACCGCCCACGGGTTCAAGGACGCCTCCGCAGACCCGGAAACGGTCAAAGCATGGTGGCGGTCGTACCCGAACGCCAGCATCGGGATGCCGACGGGAGAAGCTTCCGGCATCGAAATCGTGGATATCGACGTCAAGCGCGGCGAAAATGGCCTGAAGGCGCTGATCTCGGCCCTCGGCCGCGGCGGAACGTCCATCCCGGAACTCGAAACCTGCGCCGCCTGCTCAACCCCCTCGGGCGGTACGCATTTCTGGCTGAAATGGGACGGAAGCGAACGGAGAAGGTCGAGAGCGAACGTACTCCCGGGCGTGGACCTGCGCAGCGCCGGAGGCTACGCCATCGTCCCGCCATCCCCCGGATACATAGGAAATTCCCTATCGGCCGGGACCTGGACGGAAAGCCTCAAACGGATCTTCCGTTCCTGCCGCTCCGGTCCCGGCGCTTCCGGCCTACCGGCGTCCACACCCCCCGAATTCGCACTCCCTCCGGACCGCCTGCGCGAACTGCTCGAAACCCTGCCGCCGGAACGGGTCGAAAGCTACACGCCCTGGATCGAAACCGGAATGGCCGTCCACCACGCCACGGGGGGAAGCGAAACGGGCCTGGAAATCTGGGACGCATGGTCGCAAGGATCGGTCTTCGGCAAGTACCCCGGCCCAAACGTCCTGCGGGACAAATGGCTGAGCTTCGGAAGGGAAAGAGGAAATGCCCAGCCGGTCACCTTGAGGTCGCTGACGAAAGCCGGACTCTCGGCCGCCGACGGAGGTACGCTGGGGGAGGCAAAGCACGCGGAGCTCCTGGCGGCGCTGAAAACCCAGCTGGCCGCCGAGGACTTCCGGAACGCAGGCCCGCCATCCCCCTCCTTCCGGAAAGGGAACGGCGAAGCGGCGGCCTATCCATCGCCATCGCCACCGGCAGCGGCCACGGGGCTCGAAGCGGGCGTCTCTTCAGGCTGGACCGAAGACGCCGCAAAGATACCCGGCAGGGACTGGCTCGATCCGAGAAAGCTCTGGCTCAGAGGCGAAACCGCAGCCCTCGCCGGACGCGCAGGCGTCTCCAAGAGCACCCTCATGCTCGGCCTTGTCTGCGACTGGATCGCCGCCCAAGCGGCGGAGAAGAAAAAGGGAACGGCCGTCTGGCTCTCCGCCGACGACGATCTCTTAACGGCCAGGCGGCGCGTCGCAGCCTGGCGCCTCCACCGCGGCAGCACCGGCGAAGAGCTCGAAGGCCGCCTGCACGTCCTTACCCTCGAACACGGGCTCGGAGGCCTGAACCTGAGCTCGGAAGCGGGGCTGGACCGGCTGGCGCGCGAGGTGGCGGCACGGCAGGCGGACCTCCTGGTCGTGGACCCGCTGGCCAATCTCTCGGGACTCACGGACGAAAACTCCAACGCCCAGATGGCCCGGCTCGGAATGGGCCTCAAGGCCCTGGCCCTGAAATGCGCCTGCGCCGTCGTCCTCCTGCACCACGTCCGCAAAGGCGCCGCCGGGAACGGAGGCGCACCGCCGGCCACCGGCGGGACCGGCGGAAGGGCCGGAGTGAAAAGCGCCGCCGTGAGCGATGAGGACATGAGAGGCGCATCGGCGCTGATCGGCACGGTCCGGAGCGTCCGGACGCTCCGCGACGCCACCCCGGAAGAAGCCGAAACGCTCGGCGGGCCGGGAGCGGGAGCGGACGCCTGGCGCTGGAAGGTCCTGGAGCACGCCAAGGCGAACTACAGCGGGATGGAAGACACCCGCTATTTCCGCATCGAAACGCCCACCGTCGGCGCGGGCGGCGAAAGCGAACCGGTCCTCTCCGAAACCGCCGGTATCGCGATCAAAGGCGCATCGGCCCCCGTCACCGCCACCGAGGTCCAGACGCTCCTGAACGCGGTGGCTTCGTACATCGCCGACAACGGCGGAACGCTGGCGGGAGAATTCCACCAGGCGGGATCGAGATACATCGGACGGATCGCCGAAACGTGCCTGAGAGGCCGGGACGCGGCCGGACGCCGGAAGATCGCCGAGGCGTGCCTCGACAGCCGCCTCCTGGTCCGGGAGGCGTTCACGACGGCCGGACGGCACACGAGAGAAGGACTGCGCCCGGCGCCCGGCGCCATCTCGCCCAGCAGCGGCACTCCCTCACCGGCAGTGCTCGAACGCTTTCCACCCGCCACCGCCGCCGGGGACCCAGAATGACGATGGGGAAGAAAAGAACTGCGCCACAAGGTCTTGTGGCGCAAACCCTTGCGTCGCAAGCAGCGCAAGCGATGGGAGGGGAGCGGAGCGGCGAACAGCCGTCCCTGTCTGCGCCGCAAGCTGCGTCGCAAGGGTGCCCTACTTCATGGGCGCCTTGCGGCGCAGCGGCGCAGGGACGGCTGTTCGCTGCCCGCGTGGGGAACTTGAGAGTGGGCGGAAAAGGTTGCGCCGCTGCCCGCGCCGGTGCATGAGGCAGAATGGCGCGGGAAGGCGCCGGAAGAGACAAGAGAAGAGAAGAGAAGAGAAGGAGACTGGAATGGACGAACATCGGAAGACGAAGAAAAGCCGTCCGGCGAACGGCGGCTCCGGCAGACCGCCGCGGCTCCGCACGGCGGCGAAAAACGGGTACACCGAAGCCTACGTGGAAAAGCAGATCGAGTTCTGGGACGGCTGCGGATACGGTCTGAGGTTCAGCTACCGCCTTGCTTTCTGGACTCCGGAAGGCGGGCTGCATCCGGTCCTCCCGCCCTCCCGCGAACTGGCCGCCCGGCCCTGCCACGCGCGGGTCGGACTCCACCTGGCGGAACGCTGGGCCGAACGGCGGCCGGGGCCGGACGGAGACGACGCCAGCTGGACCACCCCGGCACGGCTCGCGGCGGCGTGGGGCACCGGGACCGGCGGAGGGCTGAGAGGCGCCGTCGAGTTCCTGCGCGGCCTCGGCTGGCCGATAGAGACCGGCTATCGCACGCTCGCCGGAACGTGGACAGCCGAGCGTCCGGCGCGCGGCGCGTGGGAGCCCCACCAGAAGAATGTCGGCTACAGGCTCACGGAGCCGGTCGAGTTCGAACGGACCGGCGGCCGCTGGTAGCCGGTTCCGGTTCCGCCCGGTGCGGGAAGGCATGGAAAAGAGGGAGAACGAAAATGGATGTAGAACCGGCGTTGAAAGCAAGCCGTCCGGCAAACGGCGGTCGCGGTGGAAGGCGCTTTCGGCCTTCCCCGGTCCTGCCGCACAGGCTCGACGACACGGCCGCGGCAAGAGAGCTCGCGTACTGGCTCGAAGCCGACTGGGCGTTTCACTTCCGGTTCCGGATACCGGCGGAAGGATGCGAAGAGCCGGGGAGGCGCCAGCCCTGGCGGTACATGGTGGCCCGGCCCTGCCACGCACTGGTCGGGCTGTACCTGGCGGAGCGGTGGGCCGAGCGGCAGCTGGCGCCGGCTGCCGGTGCAGCCGGGGACGGCGGCGCAAGCTGGGCTACCCCGAAGCGGCTCGTGGCGGCTTGGGGCATCGGAAGCGGCAGGGGGCTGTACGGCGCCGTCTGCTTTCTCTCGACGCTCGGCTGGCCGATAGAGACCGGCTACTGCACGCCCGGCGGGGTGTGGACGACCGAGCGGCCTAAAGGGTTTAAAGGAAAGCAGCTGTCCGAAGAGGTCGGGTACAGGCTCGCCGGTCCGGTCGAGTTTGAGAAAGCCGGAGGTCCCTGGTACTGATTCTCCCCTCTTGAAAGCCCTAGGAAGCCCACATAGCGGCGTCGGCCGGTCCGGGGGGGGGTACTCCCATACGACCGGCCCACGCC